CAAGTTTTCTTTTGAAAATCGTGCTCAGTGTTATGCTGACCTTGGCATGAAACTTTCGAAAGAAAAAGATTTTGTCTCCACTGACTGGGAGGGTCATACCTTCCTCGGTCTCACCGCAACCAAACGCGATGGGGGTTACGTTCCTATGTTTAATAAACTTAAGGTTCTTAACTCCTTAGCTAAGGTTGAGGGTCAGATGGATCCAGAAGCTTTATACAACAAAGCAAGATCTCTTGCCTTGTTGGTGACCTTCGATCGACCCACTTTTGACTACTGTCAACGCTTCATGATTTTTATGCTAAGGCGACATCCTGATGAGCTGAAGCATTGTTCTCTATTGACTCATAACCAAGCACTTCGTTACTGGTTACGCCGTGAGTCTGTGGAGGAGGTCGGTTTTAAAAATTTCGAAGGAAATTTTTATCTCTCACACGAAATCACACGCGAAGCGTTTATGGGCCAAAAGAAACTTCAAGAATTATTGAAGAATGGGAAGATTACCCAAGCGGAATACCAAACCAGACTCAAACAGTCAAATCTTGCCAAAAAAGGTAAGAGTGGGAAGGTCTCCACTTCTAAGCAATCTCGAACTCAGCCTAGGAATTCTCAGAAGTCCTCAGTGGTTGTCAAAGACTATGGCCTTGAGCAACGCCGGGGTGTCATCAATAATGCCCAGAAGCTTGGTGTCTCCAAACCCGGTTTTTCTTATCTCCGAACCCTCATTGACAACTCTGAACAATATGCGAGATACCCTGATTCAGAGCCTCGAGATACTTGCCTCTTCAATTCGGTTGCATCATATGACATCCCTGTCACTCCCGAAATTTTCGCAGGTTCCAACACTGGAAGGTTTTCCTGCGCCTTCCAGCCTATTATTGGTGACACGAGCACACCAACTCACTACCAGACAGCTATGGCTGCTCCGACTACAGATTGGAAGTCTGCAGACTGGTCATCCTCTGGATCTTACACCAGCTCAATTAGCGGAAGAGATCCACGAGTTGACATCAATGCGCCTTTTATGACTGGCCAAGTACCTGCTCTTGAAGCAGTACAGGCTGTTTGTACAAACCTTGGTGTCACTTCTTATACTGGCGGTACACTCGCTAGTAGTTTGCTTACCAATGCAACAGTCACTGCGAACCCAGCAGAGAACTTTGCTTTGGTCTTTAACCCTGCCTCTGGTCTTTGGACTGTTCCTCCTGGAACTTGGATGATGTCTGTTGTTGCAAACGGAACAAGTGTTGGTGGTTCAAACGCCTACTTGAGATCTGCTGCGACCGCTAACTTACTCCCTGCCCAAACAGGTCTGAAGCTCATCGAAGAGCATACTAACTTCACCACGGCAACTGCCTATGAGTGTGGTTCTTCCACTGTTTTCACAAACACCCAAACGTGTTTGATGGGACCAGTATTCGCAACGGGTGCCCCTGCACCACTAGCTGCGAATTATTTCACAGCTTTAACAATGGATGTGACTTTCACCCAGTTGAGCTCGCCGGGACTTGGACCAGCAAGCCCGTCCACATCAGCAATTTCGCTGATTAGACCTGTGGCACAAACTTTTTT